CTGACTTTGATGTATCGCCCGCAAAAATGGACCCTGATACTTGGAATATGTCTGAGATTGCATCCGGTGTTGGGCCGAGAAATGCGCCAACCACATTACGCGATTGGTAGCGGCTCATCTGCTCGCCGGTTACTCCTGACAAACCCACGCGGCCACGGCTGGCCTTTTCCGCTACGTTGTTCACGTCCATCATCCAACCAGCAAGACCAGACCAGTCAAAAGCATTGGTTGCCCAGACCGCCGGATTGTCAGATAGATCCTTTCCGGCAGATAACTGTTTAGCCATATAGGTCATCGCACCAAGCGACAGAGCTACAACCACACCAGCCAGCGCATCAGCATCACGCTGCTGAATCGCTGAAAGAGTGATCTTCTGCATAGCCGAGACATTAAAGCTCTTAAACTGGCCGATTGTTTTGCCGAGTTCCGAGCTCATCCAGAGCGGTTTATCCTGCCCCGGTGTTACAATGATGCGATCAACATCGCGCACCACAGCAGTACGGAAGGCCTCACGCGCTAACCGGTCATCCCAATCTGCGGCCTTGGCAAGAAATACACCATCTTGAGTTTCACCATATTTCTGAAACTGCTTATGAATGCGCTCGGCCAGATCGGTATTGATCCCTGCCGCGCCAAGCTTCCGGATTTCTTTCGCTGTGGCCGTACCTTTGGCAACCGCCTCGGCAGAACGCAGCATATTGGTCATGACGATCATGCCGCTGAATTGCTTCATTGCAGCATTCCATGGGGCCATAAGAGACACCACACCAAATCGTGTTCCGGCAGACTTGACGGCGCGTTCAAACTTGCTTCCGCGCCCAAAATCATCACCTATCTCTGCCATAGACATAGCACGACTGTCGAGCACCATATCAAGTGCTGTACCTGCAGCTTTCACCTCTTGCCCGGCCATTTTCACGGCCTTCATATTTGAAACGAGCGGTGCAAATCCATCGCGGAACGTAGAAGTCAGGCCATGTTTGAAAATGATACCTGCCATATCTGGGAAGGCTGAGAGCGTCATACCGCCAAGCAGACGGAGATAATTCAAGTTACGAGCCACACGACCGGCGCGGAGCACGATACCATCAGGATTAGACGGCAAGGCATACTGACCGCGAATGCGATCGCGCATGCCTTCAATGTCTCGCACAGCACCCTTACGGGCTTTTTCAAGTCGTGCGCGTTCTTTGGCCTTTGCCTCAGGCGCAGCAGCCTTCCCTTCCTTATCAAGCATGCCGTCAACTGCGGCAATCTTACGATTTGCCTCGTCATTAATCTTGCGGATTTGTTCAGCCATATCTGGTGAGCCGAACTTATTGGTAAGCTCAATATCCGCAGACATAGTACGCACCTGAGCATGGAGCACCTCCTCAATATCAGTGTTGAGGAACTCCTGTATCTTCTTGCTTTCAATGCGCAGAAGACGCTCTTTCAATGGGCCGCGTGGCCCCGAAACAATGCTATCATAAGGGATGCGGCCATCAACATTGCCGAGGATAGTATCAATCGTTTGCTCAACAATATCTTTGATTTCTTCATCTGACAGGCGAGCAAATTCATCTGCTTTCTTCGCTGCAGCATCTGCTTTTGCGTTGGCTTGTTTTGCAACTCTTTCAGCATCGCCAATTCGAGCTGCGGCATCGCGCTTCGACACAAAGTAATCGTTCAGGATGCGCCCAAAGTCTGAACGATAAGCAGAGATTTTATCTTTGTTGTACATGCGAAACAGGTGCGACACATCACCAGCTACTGTAATATCCTCTGGCAATAGACGTGCTTCAATGGCAGCCCGTTTCATCGCATCATCGATCTGACGATAGATTTTTGCTGCTTCTACCACCTCTGGTATTGCGTGGGCATCACCGCTAAACGCTGCCCGCCCAACTTCCTCTTTGAACTGCTTGAAGGTCAGTTTATCGCCACCGGTTAAGCGCTGCATTTCTGAGCGCATAGGAGCGAGGCGACGCTGCCAGCCTGACGGGTCAGGTGTGTTGTGGAAATATTTCGCATAAGACGTGTCAATCTGTTGCAGGGTATCTGCAAGCGGCGCGTTCCACATCTTCATGCGAGTTTCAACCGAGCCGCCGATTTCTGTTGCTACGCCCTGAGCATTGGCCGCGTACTCAAGCGGGGTTTCTGCCAACTGACGCGCAGTCGTTCTTGCCTCATCAAAGTCAGAAAGTTGCGAGCGGATGAGCGGATCTTGAGAACGAACTCCCCAAAACTTTTTGATTAAGGCCTCATCCTTGATTGCGGTAGGCCCCTTATTGACCGCTGCAGCACCGGCAGACTGAGCGCCACCACCACCAAACACAGCCATATCAGCTTCTGCGAATGCTATATTCTGCCCCTCAATCTTGCGGCTAAGGGCAGATGCCTCTGCATTGGATAGATAGCGCCCAACAAGCGCACCAAGAGCTCCACCAAGCAGAACCGAGCCGCCGACATTGAAAACAGTTTCTTCGCCGGTTCTCGTCTGCTGTGTCAGTTGCAAACCAGCCTCTGACACACTGGCATCGATACCGGCACCAACGCCGACCCGTGCAGCCATACCCAGAGTTGTACGAGCGCCAGCACTCACCACGCCACCGCCCAACGAGAAAACAGTTGGCGCATCAAGTGCACTGGCACCAATGGAGGCTATAATGCCAAACACACCTGCAGCATCTCTTGTTCGGCGATCTGCTTCTTCTTGTTTGATCTTGAGCTTTAAAGCATCAGCTGCAGGCTTATTGAATACACCCGCAAACCTTTCAACATATTGAGAAAAATCGGGATCATCTTTCACATAATCGACAGAGTTAAACCCCTCCTCGATACGATACGGGTCTTGAATGCCTCTCGAAGCTAGATATGAGCCAATCATATTGTCAGAACGGAAAGCCGCAGCCAGCGTCTCTCCGATAGAAGGGTCTTGTGGGCGCTCCACTGGTGCAATATTTTGCAGGTCTGCTACTGCTACATTCGGTTCATAGAACGGCATTAATTACCTCCTCCGTCCAGTATTCCGCTATCTTGTGCATTTTTGAATAGTTGCGACCGATTATCTTTCAGATCGCCCTTTATTGTGGGCGTTTCTGTAGTTGGAGGTGATGCGAACTGAACAGGCTCAGTTATTGGAGTTACCTGCTGCGCCTCAGGATTATCCCAAGCAGAGCCAGCACCCATTGGTATTTCGCCACCGGAGATATACTCGCCGATACCGTGTCCGATTTTTTGATAATCGTAAGCTCTCTCAACTCTTTGCTCTTGAGCTTTTTTGACATTCGCCAGATCAGGCTTCCATTGTTTTTCATAGAATGGCGACTGGTAGAAACCGGTCTCATCCTTGAATAAAACTTTGTACCCTGGAAGCTGATTTTGCTTCTTTTCTGCGTCTGTCTTTTCTGTAGAAACAAAAGCCACGCGGCTCATGATGTTATCACGAACCATTTTCCGATATTCGGAAAGACCGCTTTCGTCAGCAATGAAAACCTCTCTGCCATTGACTTTCCCCCTGTATGAATTGCCGCTACTATCCTTTGTCGGGTTAAGCGACACATCATCAGGAAAGGCTGTTGCCAGATCATTTACGAGCTGATCTTTGATGTATCCATATGGGTCACTAGGAGACCACATCGCGGGCCAGATTTTGTCGGGCGGGTTCTTCATCACGGTTGGCGTACCCGTGATATCTGTAACACCATAAAGTCGCTTCATTTCTTGCTCTGCTCGACTTTTTGCGAGTTCCGCATTGCCACTTGTTGCGTAGAACTCTTTCTCCGCAATAGCTAAATAATCTGCAGAAATTCCAAACCCTTGCTGCTCTGTAAAACCAATATTCGGCCTTCCTAGGCGCGTCCAACCTTCATTGAACATTGAAGCAAGGTTGACGCCCTCAAGTGACTTACGGAACTCTTTCGCAGCCGGTTCAAGCGCCTTACGGTCACGTACTTTGCTAGGGTCGTTATCTTCTGCAATTCGTCTAGCTGCGTCCTCAGGCTTCATATCCAATCTATTCACATAATGCTCGAAATCATCGACTTTACGCTGGATTGCATCGCCGCCTGTGCCCCGCCCCAGAGACGAGGGGTTTATTTGGTTGAAACGAGAAGCTTGCTGCAAGGCTGCAAGAACCTCAGCTGCTATTTGACTTTCTGCACCAGCTCGTAACTGGTTCAACATTGGTTGCGGCACGTAGCCACTCTGACGCACTTGGCTTTCAGTAAAGTTCCGCAGGTCATCTGAGGATAAGTTACCTTTTGCAAAACTAAATGCATTGTCGGCACGTTTCTGAAATTCGGACGCATATGGGTCACCTGAAAAATTTCCGTTTAGGATCGATGCAACGTCCGCTTGTGTTTGCTGCGTCTTTTTATATTCCGTACGAAACTGCGTAATTCTCTCTGCTCTTTGACCTAAATCAAGATAAGGATTATTGGCTATGTCCTGTTCAGACGTAATGGTGCCTTGAACAATCCCGAACCGAATGCGGTCATTTTCCTGATTTGATCTTGCTGTCCATTCGGCATTGCGCTTGGCGATGCCTGTATTCGCAGCCGCCATAGCCTCGTCGTACAACTTCAACCTGTCATCAAGTGACATTTGATTGAACCGAGAGTCTACAGGAACACTAAACGAGTTCTTGTTTCCCATTTTGCCGGTCGCCCATGCCGCGACTTCCGATGCAGATTTACCTCTCAAGAAGCCATTCGCCTGAACAACTTGCGGGCCAACGATATTTTCAATTGGCGTAGATGGATCAGCTTTGAGAACCTGTACAGCGCCGCGTGGTCCTAGGAAGTGCGCCAGATAGATATTGCCGGCCGTTTGTTCAATGCCTTGGTTAGCGAGGAATTGCGCATTTTCAAGCGTATAGGCGCGGGTCATTTGCCGCCCAAGCTGAGGGTCGGTTTTCAGCTTCAAAAGCTCTTGATTGCTGCGCCCCTCTGCAATGTCTGGACGGTTCTTACGAACGGTCGCAATCCATGTGCTATCAATAAACTGCCCAAGCCCTGAAGCTGATGAGTTTGGGTTTTTTGCATCTGCCCGACCGCTACTCTCTACCCCGATAATCTGGTTAACTACAGCGTCAACGGGAGAACCGCGAAGACCACCGATACCAAGTCTACCGGACAAATCTGCCACCGCATTAGGGTCTTGAGCGGCACGAGCTTTGATATTATCGCCTACGCCAGCAGCTAATAATTTCTCAGCATCCTTTTTAGCCTGCTCCCGCTCCGATTTAGATAGTCCCGGAGCGGCATCGATATAATCAATGATGTTTTTCTTGGCGTCGGCGTAGCTATCTGGATTGTTCGCAATGTCGATTTGAAGTTTCTGAGCGCGTTCAGTGATGTTGGTCGCCGACCAGTCATGCATCATTCCTGCCTGCTGACCTGCCGCAAAATGATTAACGGCCACATTGCCTGTCAGGAGAAGCTCTGAATATTTCGGCTTTAGAAAATCCGGTACATTACGAATGAACTCAGTGGCATTTTCATGGTAGTTTTTTACGGTTGCTTCGGTCAGCCCTTGGCCTGATGGATCAGTACCTTCTTTGATTTTGATGAAGTCAGCTTTGCGATCAGCCTGAAACCGCTCATACTCTTGATCGGTTTTGAACTCGCTGAGTTGCTTTTCCATCTGTAAGCGGCGCATTTGCATCTGGTTTTGCATATCTGCGTGATTGCCGATTGCGTTACCAACCTGCGCCAAACCCTGCCCAATGCTACTATCAATACGCGTATCAGGGATGCCGCCGATATCAATTGACCGGCTGGCTTCGAGGGGACGAATTACGACCATCAGAACATACCTGTGATTGCTCCGCTCTTGGCGCGGCTGTATTGTGTGTAAGGATTGGTAATCATAGTGCGCTGCTGGTTCGTTTGGCTGATGCCTGTGAAAGCATTCCCCCCTGTAGCCAGCGCTCCGAGATAGCCGCCTGTCATTGCGCTTTTAGCGTTTGAGCGGGCTAGACTGGACTGGAAGCGGTAATTGTCACTCTGTACTTGTGCGCCATATCGGATAGCCTGCTCGTCAAGACTGGCCTCTGTTGCGCTGTCGAGCAGTGTGTCCGTTGCAGAACCAGAAAGGGCAATACCGCTTGAAAGGTACTGCCCTCGCATTGAAGCTAATTGCCGGTCGTTAGAGCGCCCTTGTATGGTAGCGTCGTAATTCCCCTTCTCGAATGCCATCTGCGCTTGCCGGTCGGCATATGCGGCCTGTGACTTGTATGATGCAGATTGAGCCTGTGCTCCTGCAATCTGACCAGCCATGGACACGCCAGCGCCGATCAGTGTCATAGAAATTGGGTCAAAACACATTAAGGGGCACTTTCAAGTTGCAGTACCAATGAACGAATAAGAAGCGGAAGCGGTTCATCAGTTTCCATGATCAGCTTGCCGTCACCATCCAGCCAAGAACTATCAAGATCAGCCGGAACAAACCCGGTTCGCAGTTCAATGGCTGCGCCAAATAAGCTATCGCCGGTTTTCATGAGCTGCTCACGGATAGGCGGTTGCCATGTGTCTGAACCGAATGAACCGACTTTTATTGTGCCAGAATTCAGCACATCGACATTGGCACCCATGATTTTGCGATTGCGCCCAAACAATGAGCCATCTTGCTGCGGCCCCGCTACCGGTTGCGTTACTGCTCGGCTTCGATATGGCAGGCCGATGCTGATTTTGCTGGCTGCATATGGAAGCGTAACGCTCCCGCCCGTTACGATAAGATCACGCACAACGTTGCCATCAGCCAGTGCAATCACGGCCTCGCCCTCTAAGTGGCTGAGAGAGGTGATTGTCTGAATTGGCACTCCGGAATATTGCAAGCCGCAATCGACATGGAGTGCATCTTCAACGCGATCAATGTCACCATCAAACGGGCGGTCGAGAACCTCAATGTATCGCTTTGTCTGGCCGTTTATAGTGCGGCGAACTACCATGTATAGATCATCATAGCCGACATCTTCACTCGGAACGACAGCAACACTCTCGACCGCCCCGCCCGAAATCTCGTGTCGTGCGAAGCCAACAATCCTTTGCTCTCGGTCGTACGCCACAGAGACAAGCGAACCGTCACCAACGGCACAATAAATCTGCGGGTCTGGCCGCTCACAAAACGCCCAGTCAACGATGCCGGATTTAAACAGGTGCTCGCCGATAAGAGAGAGTTCGGGAGCCACATATCGGTTCTGATCGCCAAGAACCAGTTCGCGAATTTTCGTAGCGCCAGAGCCGGCATAAAGCGTGACCCCGCCAATTGATAAAGGGTCTAATGCAGCTGCACCGCTTGTCGGCCCTTTGCGTTGTGTGATGTTGATAGCAGAAAACGACTTATTCAGATCAGACGGGCCAACAGATCGGATTTGACCGGCAGAACCTGTGACCAAATCCTCATCATCTGCAAGCCACAGGATTTCATTCTGATTGGATGATAGAAGCGTAATCGCCAATCCATCGGTTTCAACCTTTGGATCGCTCACGCCATAATCTTCGAACTGCCCTTGCTTTGAGCCAAAGACGGTTACAGGTTGGCTGTTTGTTCGCCCCCACATCAACCGTTCATTGAACAGGCGAACGCTTGCAGGCCACCCGGAGGCTTCTGAAAAGGCTCCCATCCGCCACAATGAAATCGGTGATAGATTAAGGAGCTTTTGCCCATATAACCGCACCATGACCTGC